TAATATTAATTTTTTAAATGTTACTAATCTCGTGCTGTTATCTCCAGTGCCAGGCTAACAAAATGCTCATTGTGATCTGGTTCCTTAATAGGTGGGTTGAGTAGTCCTATAGTCCAGTTCCACCCCTCACCACTTTCATAATGGCTTTTTAATACATCAATGCACATCTTTCTCAGCTCTACCAGTCTGGGGAAATTTGTATTATAGATAGGCTCGCCTTTTTTCGGTTTGGTACATGGATCTGGTACGTGTATATTAATGTTGATCTGTCCGAAACGTGGTGATCCCTCACCAGAAATAGCGTGTGGTACAATGATTATATCCTCTTTGGTATAATCAGTTCGTTGCCAGTCCACTACTCCAGTAATAGATTTAGCCACATTACTTGCAGATAGCATTTCATAGGCTCGTGCCCCAATTTCCTCAGTTGATACCATATATCTCACTTGTTTTGGCTTTTGCCATATCCGTTAATCTTTTCATGGCAGCTGGAAAATCGCTCTTTGCTTTCAACTCAGCTGGCAGGATCACATTGTAACCCTTTGCCTCAACGTATGCAGCGTAATTCATTCCAGCAACAATGATGAGCGAAAAGGCAGATAGCGTTTCATCAGCCATTTTCATGGCTACTTTCATACCGCTTTCAGATCCCTCTCCAGGCTGGTTTAACCCACCAAAGGATATTGCTTTCTTGTTATGCACTACCACGTATCCGATTGAATTTGTCAAATTGCCAGTACGATCAGTATAGTTATGACTTTCCTTAGCATACTTCACCAGGCTTTCACCCAGTGCTTGTAGCATAAAGATCGTTGCTGCCTCCAAACGTTTTTGAAACGTCTGGACTTTTGCAGTTATCGCACCATCACCAAACTTAGGTACTATCCCCATAGCTCCACGTATTTACGATTATAAGGATCTACACCCTGGATCGTGAACTCATCAGTAGTTATACCATCCTCGCTAACAATCTGGATATTGGCACCTATCACTAATAGATCAGCACCAGGGAAATACTTAGGAACAAACACATCAAATGAATAGCTGTGCATCTGCCCATCAGTACCCAGAACTTGTTTTGCTGGAATGGATCTACCTATCTGGCACTCGCAACCAGCTAACCACTCATCGGTTCCACTATTACCGAATGTTTTCCATCCAGTTTTTGGATCCTTAGTTTCAGTTTCCTGGATAGGCTTATAGTTGAATGTGCCATTTGTTTTCATATCACCAAAGATTTGATCCGTCCGTTATACTTGATACCTCGACATAATCATCTGGATCCAGTCCATTCTCATTGCATAATGCCTCAATTCTATTTTGTAGCTTATCAACATTGTAGCTTTGAGAGGCTTTGCCCAGGCTATCACTTGATAATACGATCATCTTTTTAAGGCAAAGTATGGCAGCTTTTGCGATCATTGTTTTATCGTCTGTAGCATTATACTCCTTATCAGAATCAGTAATACCGGAATCAGCCATAGCTTTCTGGATAGTGAGAGCACTTGGGGTGTACGGTTCAAGTTCACCCACAAGTGCATTATATTTAGTCAAAGTACCCATTTGCTCACTCCTTGTTTAGAATTTCGGATAAAGCTGTTTTCTGATCATCCGTGAGGGCAGCAATCTTAGAATTGATATTATCCGTTCCAGCGTTGGCAGCAACACTCACACCATCTATCTGCTTTAAGGCAGCGATCATGGTTGCTTTGTCGTACTGCTTATCTCCGAAAGTGATATTATCGGTTTTCTCATCAGCTACCTCCAAAGAGGTGATCTCACACAAACCACGTTTGATAAGGTCGTTAATTCTAACAACCTCATCAGTGGCTAACTTATCACCTTTCTTGTACAATACCTTAGTATTGTTTTTATCCAGGAAAGATTTTAACGCTGTTAATTCGATCTTTGCCATAATGTTATCCTATATCGGTTCCATCAAGTGCATTGAACTCATCAAGAGTGCAGAAATTACGTGCATTACCATCAGCATCAACTGGAATGGTCTTTTGTTCAAAGCCACGTACCTGGAAACAAGCACAACCATTGATCTGGTCAATGATCGGCAAGAATCTGGCAGCACCCTGGGTATATTCACCAGCCTTTTGACCAGTAGAATCACCAACACGCCATTTAGAAATGCGGATACCATTACCAGCATCAATGTAGTTCACATTGTCCTCTGGCATCAACTGGCTATCCTCCAGGGCTGGCTGAATGTGTCCGATCTTACCAGCTGGCTTGAAAGCGATCATGTTGTGGTTCCACGGATCGTTAGCCGTAACCTCGCCATCTTTCTCTACACCCATCTTTCGTGTAATCTCTGTGATAGGAGGCAATTCATTATCAGCCATAAGAGCATTGAGCTGTGTTAAGCTGGCAATCTGAGCACTCTTATCGTTGCCAAATATGGCTTTGCGAATCAGTGTGTTTCTACGGATGTATGCGATCAGTTCTGGAGCCATCAACATTTCACCAAAGATTACACCCATATTCTTGAACATCGTAACAATCTCAGATAGCGTAAGGATAATATCCAAAGTATCAGAGTTTGCAGTGTTCCAGAGCTTGGCAGCAACCAGCTTGTTAGCTGCTTGCATTGTGTAGTCCACTTCGTACTTTCTTCCACCAGGGTTATTGATTGCTGGTGTGAACTTGCATACACCATAATGAGACAGAGCATAAAGAATGATGTAATCGGCAACATCCTTACATCCCATATAGGCATTCTCCATATCATTCCGCAAAGTCTTTTCGATCTCCTGGACTTTCTGACTATCAGACAGCCACGGTGATTTATAAACTTCCTGGAGCTTTCTGTAGGTCTTAGCCGACATAAAGAACTTGTGTCCTACACGTGGTATTTCCTCGTTCCATATATCGAATCCATCAGAACGCCTCAACGGTGTACCACTTTCATCACCAACCAGAGTAGCCATTACACGCAAATGGTATTTACCCATCACGGCATCAGCTCTCAAACTCATCTGAGGTACATCCCAGTCAAACCATTGATCGGAATAATTCTTTTGGAACAATATGGCTTGCTGTTTCGTTGCCTCATCAAAGGTCTTTTTCCACATAGCCAAAAAGTCCAGAGGTTTGCCCTCAGTATTGTACAAACCAGTAAATGTGCTATAAATTGATTTCATATCTTAACCCTCCTTTTTTAGTAAGATTGAGACAAACGAATATGCACATTAGCTTTGAGATAGCTGCCATTTGAATCTATCTGATCAGATGGAATAGGCAGCACACGCCTTGCTAACAGAGCGTATTGCATTGTATCATCAGTTACATCAATGGCAGTCTCATCCTCCTTAACCTCAGTATCGGTTACGGTTAATGCGTTTGCCGTTCCTACACTGGCAGCATTAGTGCCAGATGCTATCACTTGCTGGATCGTATCACCTACAGCCAAGCCAGTAATGGCAGCCGAAAGTGTGATAACATAGCCAGATGTGGTATTTTCGATCTTAGTAATGGATGGAGCATCAGCGATAGCTCCAGAGATCGTTTTAAGCACCTTATCACCAACCGCAAAGATCGGTGTGGCATATCCATTGCTTACCAGAGTAACCACTTTAGCATCATCAGCTTTAATGGCACTCACTTTTGCAGTCTTTATGAGCTTAACCAGTCTGGTTTGCTCATCATAGATTGCCAGCGTTCCAGCTGGAATAGTATCACCTACGTTGTAGGACTGATTGGCTACATCCAGATTGAAACCGCCCTCCACGATGTGAGGCGAGCCAGTAAATACTGGTCTTTCACCCACAAAACTTGTTTGTTTACGTTTCATCTTTTTTTATTTTACTGTTATAGACTCCAGCAAACTTTTGGCTGCCTCATCAGTGCCAGCCTCAGTAGCTGCCTTAGCACCCTCTGGAGATTGTGGTAATAAACCATTCGTGATCTCATCCTGCTTTCTTTCGGATAGATACTTTTCAATATCTTCCTCTGGGTAAGCCTTGAAATGATCTCTGTAGAAACCTACCAGCTTACTATCAGTCAAACCATGCTTAACAATAGCAGCCTCTATAGTAGCATTACGCTGCCCAGCTGATTGCTCTGCCTCCATTTTAGCCAGCTTTGTTTTTAATTCAGCAATTTCCTTAGTATGAGGATCATCCTCTGGCTTTGGTGCTGGATCCGCTGGTTTGGAATCTGGTTTGGGATCGGCTGGCTTAGGATCCGCTGGTTTTTTAGCATTCACCCATCTGGTAGCCTCTGGCTGAGCTAACCCAGCAACCTCTGCTATCTGATTTGCCATTGCTTCAATAGCTGCCTCATCAGTCGAATCATCTGCTATGGTGCCACCCATTTTATCGGTTATCCCATTCAGATACTTCTCTGAAAGTCCAGTGTCCTTACACTTAGCTTTCACATTCTCAAAGAGTTTCTTGTTCATCTTTTATTGTTTAAAAATTTATACTCGATGGCAAAGATATAATTATTTGCTTAGGTGTGTTTGACAAACACGGGAAATTTACCAGGTAAAAATGGGATATTTTTGTGGAAAAACGCAAAAAATGCACCTAAAACGCAAAATAATTGCCAAAACATTTGGTATATTACAAATAACAATGTATATTTGCACGTGTGTTTAAGGAACACACTTAGTAGTTGAACAATTAAAATTTTATCAATATGTTACAGAAAGAATTTTTTGAAAGAACAAACATCCAACTTTCGGATGCTGAGTACAACAAAGTAGATGCTATGTATTGTGATGCTGGCAACCTGGATAAAGATCAATTCTGCCAGGACTATAAAAAGCACCATGATAGTATTCTGATCCAGGAATTTTATAACAAGTCTGTTAGTCTCAAAAATTCCCTTGATAAGAGCAATGATAAAATTTCGGCACTGGCTATGTTTATAGTTGATCAAGCTGAGAAATATAGCTCATCAGAACTCAGAGATAAAGCCATTGAGCTATTGGGCATTGAAAAATATCTATCTGTTAAGATCCTGAAAGGATACAACCTCTGGGATAGTGATAAGAACGATCTTATT